AACGAGTTGCCCTGTTGATCCGCTCATGTGCTAAGCCCTGGGTATCTCCACCACGATGATACTCGGGCTTGCCACTCGGACGTAAATCCGTGCTCAAGCACCTTGCCGAAATCGCTTAGCGAATGAATGAGCGTGCGCCGCCCGTTGTGCTCAGCCAGCAATGCAAGGTGCATCGGGATGCCCTCGCGCCACTGTATCCACGCAATGTCACCCGGCAACTCCTCGCCCAGATGAATCTCGTTGAGGAACAGACGCATGCCCTCCATCATCCGGCGCGGACTCGGCACCCGGCCGTAATGGCTGAACCTGCGCCAGTCCTCATCGCTCACCGTCACCATGCCGCACGCCGCACCCACGCCGCGAATCAGGCCAACGCAATCCACGCCGGCACCGAGCAACGCGGCCTGATGGTGAAACGGAGTCCCAAGCCAGCGGCGGGCCTCTGCGACGATCTTCGCGCGATTGTCCATGCCTATCCTTTAGCGTCAGGTGATTGAAGAATGCTATCAGAGCCGGGCACCATGGGGAATCCACCGAAGTCCACCATGTCAGCGTTGAACAGCAGGTGATCTGCAGATGACTTGTCGCACCCTGGCGTTGCGTCGTAAGTGTCACCGATGCCGATGGGCGAGAGCAGCGCCTCCCACAAGATGAACTGGCCACCGATGAAGTCCTTTATCTCAGAGATTGCGCCAGCGTTCGGCCCGCCCGTCCACGTCAGCCGTCCGAGGTTGAAAGATCCGTCAGCCTCTGCGCGCGTGCTGTCGGTGAATATCCGGCGCGTTGCCGTGGTGGATGCATTGGGTATGGCCGTACCGGTGACGCTACCGGATACCGTCAGGGCAACCAGATCGACAGGGCATCGCGGATCGACCGAGGTGCCGAACCCGTACCGGCATCCAGGCGTGTAGGTTTCGAGCAGTGCACGCTGAGCAAGCTGCGCCCCCGGCGTCAGGATCTCTTGATTAAAACTCGTCTCGCCGTGCCCATTGGTGCCGACCACGCCCCCCATCAGACGGAATGGGATCTCCCCGCCCGAGTTGTCCCACGGCACCATCCAGACCTCAATCGATGCGCCATCGAACAACCCGTTGTATAGGTCGGCTTCGCTCACACCTGAGTCGGACAATATCCCATTGAGCTCCATGTTGCCCGTCGCGCCGACCACGGTTGAAAGCTCGACGGCAGATGCAAGCATGCTGTTGCACGGCAGATGTTCGATGCCACGGAACGTCAACGGACGGTCGAGCGACGTGAACGCGAACACCTGCCCATCAGTCCGTGTGATCGTCCACGTCTGCGCCCAGCGAGTCAAGCAATTGACTTGATCGGCGAGTACCAGAGCCACGGCCTGCGTCATGCGCGTGCCGGCTTCGAATTCGGCAAGGGCCAGCATGGTCGCCTGCGTCATGCGCACGCCGTCAGCGGCATCCGGTATCAGCGACAGTACCAGCGCGCACGCTTGCGTCATCCTGGCATCAGCTTCCGGCGCGTCCAGCACCAGCATAGCGGCTTGCGTCATGCGAGCTTCGGGCGATACCGGAAAAACAGCATCGTCGCCAGCAGTGCCGACGGCTACGGCGTCATAGCGGCGCGTGCCAAATGATGCAATGTTGCCGACGCCAAACCATCCTGCCCCGGTAATCGTCGAGTCTGTGCGCTCAATCGTCCATGCCGATGGCTCGCTTTCGTGCTCACCCGCCCAAATCTTGGCCTTTAGGTCACTGCCGCGAACTTGAAATCGCATCCAGTACCATGTGTTAGACACCATGTCTGGAATTGTTGCGGCGGCGCCTATCGTAGACAGCGTTCCCGAATTCAGAAGCGAAATCTGCACGCTGGTCGCGGATGTGTTGCGGAATAGGTAGCCGGTTTCAGTGGCTGCCCCACCTGACGCGCGTATGATTAGCGAGAATTGGTCGGTAATTGTCGGAAACGTCGATCGCCATCTGACTAATAACTCGGTATCAGTATCGCTGCCAGATGCCGGCGTATCCCACGACAGCAGTCGGCGCTCGGTCGTGGTTCTGTCGTGTTGAAGGTGTTTGCCGCGTATGTCGTCAGCAGCTTCCTGTACCGCCCACGTTTCACCACTCGTGACCCATCGCGACGTCCAGTCGCTAGGCTGGACTCCGGTCGTGTATCCCTCGAAGTAGACGTAATCCTGCGCCATGGCTATGCCGTCCGGTCGGCTTTAATCAAAAGCGCGTCAACTTCAGAGGGCGTGAATGGTGCGGCGCTGGCTGGATCGATTTCGAAAACGTCCTGGCGGTAGGTGTAAATCTCGGTCATAGGCTGATCGGTGCCGGCGGTTTCCGACGCGCCAGAGATAACCGACATCTGCGCGTTGGCAATACCAGCCTCGGTTTTGCGGCTCATGTTGACCAGTACCACGCCGCTGATTGCGCTGACGCCTGCCGGTAGATTTTCCATGCCGAACTCTGAAATATCCGTCGGCGAGCCAGGAACACCTGCGGATATGTAGGTAGTGTCACCATCCGGGCTTGCCTGATTGATCGCGTCAAACCCATTTGCGGCGCCAACAACAGTCCAATCAGCCTGGATAGTGTCGGCATCCGGGAAGAGGGTCAGTACGCGGCGGTCGCCTATGAATGTGTTGTTGAAGCTGCCGGTATCGTCGTAACAGAATACGTCGTCAACCGAGCCGTTGACGGCGCCCGATACGCCTCCGGTAAAAACTACCTGGCTACATTCGACGTTTGCCGTGTTGACGGTATCGACGCCAGTGAGACTAATAACGGTTACGCCATTAACCCTAACCTCGACTGTTCCGACTGTGTTGCTAAAAAATACCACCGCCTCGATGTGCTGGTATGTCTCAGTTGTCACGGCTGGAGACGCGCTAACACCTATCTCTGTACCTGTATTAATAGTTCCGCGCTTTACTGTTATTGTGCCGGTAGACTGCAATCCTATAGTAACTTGCGCGGCATTCGCTACATCGTTGAATTGGAAGATCCGCGTATTGTTGTTCGCAGAGGGAAGCGCGTTGTAATAAAACGCAGCCCCGATGCCGACCGTGGTTTTAGCACCGCCTAACACCCGCCTGATTGCAGCAGACCCGGCAAAATTCAACGCATGAGTGCCCGTCCTCGGATTTCCGGTGCTGAGTGTTTGTCCGCTTAAGTCGGAATAAACGCCTTCCGTCAAATTCCCGATAACGCCATAATGGTCGAAGCCGTCACACCAGAGCAAAGCCATAAATCACCCTATCAATCACACGGCCGAACTTCGACAAACGTCAGGTCCGCGAATCCGCCAAGGCCAAAGGTTCGAACGACGCCATCAAAGGAATCGTCCGCTTCAAATCGTACTTCAACGTCGAATAAAAAACCGGCCCGGACAATCTGCCCAGGGCTCGGCGGGTAGCTGGTGGTGATGATCCCGGTCAGCCGGTCAACGGTGTAGGTCATCGGCGGATCCAGGGTCAGCGGGTCAACGCCAGCAACGGTGACAACCACGGTCGCGACTACCGGGCGGTTAATGACCCGCGTGTAAGTCTGGCCGTCGCGGTTGTAGGTTTTTTGCAACTGGAACTCAAGCGAGAACCCATCACCCGTGCCGCACAGCTGATCGAGTCCGGTGATCGCCGGCGCAGTGTTGGGGCGCTCGAGCGCGATGCTGGCGAAGTCCAAAGGATCGCGGAACGGGAACGTGTGCACCGGCCCGCGCATGACCATCCAGTGATCGTGGATCGCCTCGAAAATCTCGTGACTGCGCACGGCCTCGGGCAAGCTGTACCGGTGTAGCGGGTGCTCCCATCGCTGGTTCACGCGCTCAGCCCCGCTGTCCACAACGGTGATGGATGTCGACCAACGCGGGCTTGAGAGTACTGGGTATCCCGGCACGCATGGGTCAACGTAAACATCGACAAACCGCGTCATTAGCTGACTCCCCTTCTGACTGCGGAACCTACCTGCCGGCGTGACGCCCTGAACGAATTGGCGTCAGGCGTGTTGATGGTCATGTTTACCTGGGTGCCGCCGCGCTCGTTACCGCCGCGCGAATTCATGGCCATCATGCCTGCCTGGATCTGGGCAAGGGTTGCGTCGAGCTTGGCGCTTGTCTCGGCCGTGGTCACGCGTTCGCCTTTTTCCAGCAACCAGGTGCCGGTCTGCGGCACCGAGTCTATGCCGTCGTGCGCCATGCCGGCCATTGCCAGCCCCTGCACTGCGGCTGCCATCGGGACAGTCACGGCGAGAGCGGCGGCCATTGCGGCAGGCGCGGCGGCTGGACCGACAATCGGGATCGCTGCGGTGCTGGAAAATGCGTTGATGCCGGCGCTGATCGCCGACGCGCTGGCGTTCGAACCGAGCGCCGATGCGCCAGCCTGTTGAGTCGTCTTGCCTACCAGCAATTGCACGGCCTGATACGCCAGCCACTGCGCGGCCATCTGGCCCAGGGCATTGACGACAGATCGCGCCATGGACTCGGCCATGTTTGCGATTGAGCCTTCGAGCGTCTCGGCGTCGAAGATCATAGCCTCAAACGCATCACCGAACTTGCTGCTGAAATTATCGATTACGCTCTCGGCAAGCTCATCGAACGAGCCAAGCGACTTCTCTGCGGCAATAAGGTACTTTTCCCAGAACGTGCCGTTGATAGCCAGCAACTCTTCGCCGGTTTTCTCTTCGAGCTTGCGCAGCAGATCGGCCTGGGCTTGACCGGTGATGAGCGTGTTATCGAGGATGATCTGCCGGCGCCGCGCGTAGGACTGGCGGACGCTTTCCTCTTCGGTCATCAGCGAGTCGAGAATGCTGACGGCTTCCGTGTTGGTTTTCTCCTGGGCGTCGTTCATCGCATCGATGGCTTCTTTCTGCGCCTCGAATGCGGCCACGGTGTCGAGCGCCGCCTTGGCCATCAACAGCTGCGACTCGGTCGCGCCGTCCAGCTTGAGCTTGAGCAGGGTCACGGCATCGGAGGACATGCCAAGCGTTGCGGCCTGGAATTGCAGCGCCTTGATTTGATCGGCGATTGCCTTGGCGGTACGGTCTGCCGCTTTCTTCTTCGCGTCCTCGGCATCGACAAACGCGGCGCCGCCTTCTTTCGCAGCCTTGCGGGCGTCGACAGCGGCAGCGGCAGCAGCCTCGCCAGCCTTCTTGGCGCGGTCGTAGAACTGTTCAAGCGCTGTGCCAGCCAGCGGCTCTTCGACTAGCTGCTTGATCTTGTCGGCCGCCTGCTCGGCTATCGAGACGTTGGTATCGGCTGCTTCCTGATAGCGCCTGGCCTGCGCGGAAAACTCTGCGCCGCCCAGCACGTCAGGCAATATCGACAGCGCGCCGGCAACCTTTGCAGATAGGCTGTTGATGTCAGCGACTGCTGTTGCATAGACTCCGACTATTGTATTCGCGATGATGCTGAACACGCGACCAACGGCAGATCCAACGTCCAGCACGGCAGCTAGTGCGCCTACCATGTCGCGAGTGGTGTCGCGCACGACAGTCCCGAGCCCGCCTGCCGCTGCCGCCGAGCGGAGAAACTCTTCGCCGATAGCAGTCAATACCGGCGCCAGTTCGACGGTCAACTGCTTGGCAATGCCGTCAGCCAGCATCCCGAATGTTGACATGGCGTCATTGGCCATCTCAACCTTTGCAGCGTCGATGTCCGACAGGTTGAGCCCGAATATTTTGACCTGCCGGGCAGCCTCCGCGATACCTTCTGGGTCAAGCTGGAATATAGCCCGCGCATTCCGCGCCCCGTATATTTGGGCCGCTACAGCTGCGCGCTCAGATGCCCTGACGTTATCGCGAAGCGCCTGATTGATTTTCGAAATACGCTCGTCAAGCGGGATCTCAAAAAGTGCCTGGGCGCTCAGTCCGAGCCTGTCGAATGCCTCTATTTGCGCCTTTGACCCTGTCAGTGCCTTGCCTATCGCAAGGTTTAGCTTGCTGCCTGCCGCCTCGACGTTGGCCAGGCTGATGCCGCCACGCTCTGCGGCACGGCTGAGGTTGGCAATACTGGTCGATGTGGTGTCGAGTATTTGGGCCGTCTTTGCTTGCTGGTCTATCAACTGCCGTTGCTTTTTTATGATCAAGGCAAACGCAGTCACAGCGCCAGCAGCAAGCGCGCCGAATGCAACGCCGATGCGCTTGGCGTGCTTGACCATATTGTCGGAGGTTTTTTTCGAGTGACGGCCAGCCTTGTCCATCGGCCCTGTAAATCCACCGATCTTGGCGACCAAATCGAGAGTTAGCGTGCCTAGCGACTTTACTGCCATTTAGGTCCAAGTCTCCATAGCTTCCTCCAGGGTCGGGGCCGGCTCTTCTTCGTGCGCCATGAAATCGTAGATCTTGTAGCCGCCCTGCTTGGACTTCGAGTTGGCGTAGATCGTGGCGAGCAATGCAGACCCCCGCTCGACGCGCATCCCGAGATTCAATGATCCGCGCAGATGCCTGTACTTAACCCACGTCCCGAATTCCGCGTAACTGAGCTGGCGCTTGGCTTCGGCGATGGTGCGGCCACCGATGCCGTGCATGACCAGCTCACACCACACCTCATCTTCGAGCGTCAGCTCTTGCGCTTTCCCCCGAGCCCGTTGACCTCCGCAATCACGGCGAGCAGGGCCATGGTCAAATCACCATCGAGCGGGCCACGATCGGGATCGGCGTCGCCGGTAATGTCGCCAGGGGCGAAAACAGCCTTGCCATCAGCGTCACAGATGCAAGCGGCAATCCGGCCGGCAACCGGGTCGGTCTTGGAGTGCGCCGATGTCAGGTCGCTGACGGTGCTGATGTAGGACAGAGGGCGCACGAACACGGTCGCGGCAAACTCCTCGCCGTTTTTGCTCCAGCTGATTTCTTTCTCGACCGGGGCGCCGGTAAAGGCGCCCATCACTTTGAGGCTGTCGATGCTCAGTTGCATGGGTTACACCTTCGGAACCCAGGCAGAACCGCCCGAGCGCTGGATGGATACGGTCGAGG